GACTTTAAGTATCGTATACAGAATTTTGCCTTAAGTGATTCTAAGTTTGACTTTAGTAAGTATGACCACGCTTTTACAGCTGCTAACGTAACCGGTAGCTGGGCCGGTAGTCTGTTTAGCGGTTCGATTATTTACCCTCACATTCACTACGGTAATGACGGTACTCCAGATTGCCCTAACTATGCATTTGCAGGTACAAGTACCCTAGCTGGATTAGAGAATACTATTGATAACTCTAATAGCCCTTTAAGGTTAACTGACTTTAAGCCAGCAATTAAGGTAAGAGACGTTATCGATACTATCTTTAGCGGTTCAGGAGTATCAGGTAGCACAGGGTATCAGTATACCTCTTCTTTCTTTGAGAGCGAATATTTTAACGATCTATATTTGTTAACTACTGCCAACGATTCACTAGGGCCTGCTAATAATAGTCCTATATCACAATCAGCTTGGGTATTCCGTTCAGGTTCAACACAAACTGTTTTAGGTGGTACTACTGATTTTGTTGATTATAATGCTAAATCATACGATAATAGTAATAACTTTAATTTATCTACAGACCGCTATACTGCTGATACTTCAGGTTCATATACAGCTACAGTTAGATTAACTTATACTATTTCAAATCACGTAACTCGTCCTAATTCATTCGTTGAAGTTAATTTATTCAAAGCATCATCTCCCTTTGTTGTTGCTACTTTAGTTAATCAACAGAGACAATATAATCCTTTTGCTAGTACTGGTTCATTACTTTTTCAAAATACAACTGACTTAAGTGGTGGTGATATTTTATTTGTTAATGCTACTTATGCCGACCCTGGTGGTTCATTGCTACAAAATCTTATTATACACCCAGGTGAACTAAATACTTTCCTACAAGTTAGAGGTCCTACTTCTGTGTTAGGTGGTACAGTACGTATGAGCGATCAGTTCGGTGATGACTTAAATGCGTTAAATTTTATAGAGGCTATTGTAGAGAAGTTTAACCTAGTAGTAGAGCCGGTACCTAATAGAAGAAATCTACTAAGTATAGAGCCATATGATACCTGGTTTGACGCAGGTCAAATTGTAGACTATACTAACAAAGTAGATAGGGATATAAACTTCCAGATATCAACCCCTGTAATAGAGCAGCCCCGTACTATTGTATTTAGCGACCTCCAGGATAAGGACTACCTTAACCAGTATACCGAAGAGGTATTTCAAAGGACTTACGGTTCATATACTTTCACAAGTGATAGTAACTTAGCAGAAGGTGAGAGAAGGATTGGTAAGATATTCGCACCAACCCCTACTACTAACATACCTAACTCTACTGACTTTATTATTCCCCATCTTTGTACTAGGCCAGTCAACAGTGACTCGATATACAAGCCGATGGCATTTAAACCTAGACTCCTATACGGTATAGGTCAAAAAACCGTAGAGTCACAGGCGGCAGGATTTACAGGAGGGTCTCCTAGCGGTACAGGCTCTTACTTCCTTAGAGATGAGACCGGCAATGTAACCCAGCAAACTAAATGGTACCAGGTAGGGTCTCTAAGTGAAACACCTATCTCAACCGACGGTAAGGCTTTTGACTTGCACTTTAACAACAACAACCAAGGTGCAGGAGCTATACCTCCTTACTGGAGTAATGTATCTCCTAATAATTTTATAAGCGGTAGCGGGGACGTATACACTACATACTGGGCTAACTACATTAACGGGCTATACGATATAGACTCTCGTAAGCTTATTTGTAACGTCTATCTATCTCCTAGCGAGATAGCTAATATCAGGCTAAACCAAAAAGTGTTTATTGACGGGGCTTACTATCGTATAAACAGGATTAACGGTGCTAACCTAACCCGGAGAGATACGGTTGAGATAGAGTTTATAAAAGTTATTGCTCGTAAACTAACCTTTCCTAGAAGAAGAATAACTAGCACTATTACCGGGTTACCTACAGACGTTGTTTTTAGAGGAGCAGAGACTAACGGTTCAGGAGTATACGAAGACTTTGAAACCGGGTTAGTAGTTAATGACTTTGATATAGTATCACAGGCAGGCTCTTTAGACGGGTTAAGAGTATTCCCAGTAGGGACAGGAGGCCTATCGGGTTCAGTAGTATGGAACTATACTGCACCTACAATACCCATACTATCACAGACCTCATTAGGTACTAATAATGTAGCAGCTGACTCGTCTAAAGTATTTACCGTCGGTAGTAGCAACACCATTGGTAGTTCAGTATCTACGGCTACAGCTTTAGGTCAGTTTAACACCATAGAGGCAAACGTTACAAATACCTTTGTACTAGGTCAGCAAAATACTATAGGTGAGAATACAGAGAATACGCAGATACTAGGAGGTTCAGGTAATACTATAACCGGAGAAAGTAACGTTAACATGGCTATTATAGCTAGTACCGGCTCTGAGGTTATCAATAGCGATTTCTCTACTATGATTAATGGCTACAACGCAACTATTGAAGATAGCGACAATACCCTGGGTCTAAACATTCATGAGAACGAAGTAATACTTAACGGTAGCGGGCATACGGTCATAGGTCTTAATCTAGAGGACAATGGCATAGACCTACTCAATTATAGAAACAACTCTAACTATCTAGGAGATACTTATCTTGGGGGAGCTCTTTTCTCTGAATTTAATACCTTTAATTCATCAGCAAGCACTAATGTTAACCTTTACGACACAGCCTATAAGCATAATAGTTTATTCATAGTGGGGTGGAGCGGTACTACTATGAATAGCGGCTCTTTAACCTTACCTAGTACCACAAATAATGACGACGGTAAAAAAAGAATACTGACTATTAAATTAAAAGGAGGAGGCACGGGAGGAGTAAGAATATTACCTTTCACGGGCGGTCAGACCATCGAAGGGGCCGCCAGCCTCTTACTTTCTACAGGGTACGATTCTGTTAAGCTTCTACCTAGCGGCTCTGAATGGCTTATAATCCCATAATTTACCTTATAAAATGGCAACAACATTAGAATACGACTTAAAAGTAGATTCGACCGGAGTAGAATCCGGAGCGGCAGCAGTAGATAATTTAGGCAGTAAATTAACTGATACTAAGGCTGCATCAGAAGGTTTAGCTAAGAGCTTAGAGAAGCAGGAAGCTAGGATTAAAATTATAGACGGTGCTATAAACCTGCTAGGAGGTTCAGTAGAGTTAGCAGCTGGAGCATTTGTTGGTTTAGGACTAGCATCAGAAGAGCAAGCTGAACAGTTTCAGACCGCTGCTTTAGGTGCTATAGCCTTTGCAGACGGTGCAAAGAGAAGCTTTGACGGTATTAAATCACTTACTGAAGGACTTAAGTCATACGGAGGTATTGCAGGGGCAGCTCGTAAAGCTCAATTAGCTATAAATGCAGCTATATTAGCAAACCCCTATATTGCTGCAGCAGCTGCTTTAGCTATAGTTACTGCTGGGCTATACCTCTTTGTTACTAGTGCAAATAGCGCTGAAAAAGCTCAAGCAGCTTTAAATGCTGAATCAGTAAAAGCTTCACAGGCTGATAGTAAATATGCTAATTTACAGCTTAGAATATTAAAAGCAAGGGGTGCAAGTGAGGTCGCTATAAAGAAAGAAGAGATTAGAGTAAGAGAGCTTGATATTGCTACATTAATATTATCAGCTAATAATGAAAAGGATGCTAAAAAGCGAATAGAGCTTGACAAGCAAAGAAAAGTATTACAGGATGATAATAAGGTAGCAGCGGTAGATCTGACTAGGCTTGAAACTGAGGCTACTGAAAAAGCAGCAGAAAATCGGGCTAAAGATTTACAAGATGGTAAAGATAAGCAGAAGAGTAAAAATGAATTAGCTCAACAAGCTAAAGATAAAAAAGCAGCTGATGATCTGAAAGCTAAGGAAGATCAGAAGAAGGTTGACGACGATAAATTTCAAGCAGAACAAGATTACTTAGATAAAGTAAATGATTTACTTATGTCTGAGGAATCAAAACGTATTCTAAGTGTAGCTAAAACTTATGATGATTTAATTGAGCAAGCAAGGAATTTTGGACGCGATACTACTGAACTTGAAGCGGCCAGAGGAGTTGCTATCCAGGAGGTAATCGACACTCAGGCTACTGAAAGGACGACAAAGCAGGATGAAGCTAATGCTAAAGAAGTAGCCGATGTTAAAACAAAAGAGGATGCATTACAGGCTGTTAGAGATCTTAATCTTGCTAATGCATCCCAAGCTATAGCAGCATTAGGTTCATTATTCGAAGAAGGTACTGCGGCTTCTAAAGCAGCTGCTATTGCAGAGATTGCTATCCGTACAGGAGAAGGCTTTGTAAATGGTTTAGGTATTGCTCAAAAGACAGCATTAGCAGCCCCGGCAGGGACAGGAGCTTTCATCTTTCCTTTATTTTATGCAGCCCAGATTGCATCAGTACTAGCGGCAGCTAACCAAGCTAGAAAAATTTTAGGTGCTGGGCCAAGTGTTCAAAAACCAAATGTACCAGCAGCACCAAGTATTGGTGGCGGAGGACCATTTACAGGTAATCTACCAGGTACCGGACCTACCCCAACTACTCCTGTAACTCAGGAACCTATCCGGGCTTATGTCGTAGCTAGAGATGTATCTACCGGTCAAGAGGCAAACGCTGCTATCAGACGTAGAAGGAGACTAGGCGGAGGGTAATAAAATACTATTTAATTAAAATATAACTATGCGAATCGTTAAATTAGAGATCGAGGATGACGCTCTACTATCAGGAGTAGATGCAGTAGCCTTTGTAGAGACTCCAGCCCATGAGCAGGACTTCTACGCATTTAAGACTGAGAAGTTTGAGAGCTATACCGACTACCCGGAGTCTGCAGTCAATGCAGCCAAGAGAGCGCTAGAGTACAGAGATAATAACCCAGACAATGACTGCGGTACTGCCGTAGGATGGGCTAGAGCTAATCAATTAGCTAAAAGAGAACCTATCTCTGAAGAGACTATCGCACGTATGGCTTCTTTTGCCCGTCATTTACAATACGAAGATGTACCTTACTCTGAAGGATGCGGAGGTTTAATGGTAGATGCATGGGGTGCTAGAGCAGGTATCGAATGGGCTAGTAATAAGCTAGAGGAGATTAGAGAAGACTTTATGAACAACAGCTATACTGACGGTGTTGCTAGCGGGCTTACTGACTGGCTAGGAGAAGGACCTAGATACCCTAACATCCAGTATGCAGCAGAAGGTAACTTAGATATACTAGGATACCAAACCCAGCATTTTGAGATCTGCCCAGGAGCTATTGCTCTCTTTACTCACCTTCTAACTATGCCTATAACGGAAGAGAATAGAGGTATGATTAGATCAGCAGCCGTACTAGCCGATCAGGTATTCCTGCTAGAAAAGAACGTCATTGCTAAAGAATTGACTACCCCGGTAGAGATGGTTCAGACATTAGCTCTAGTAGAAGACTTTGTAGATATCATCGAGCAGATAAGCCTAGACTCAGGTATGGAGCATAGCACCGCATTTATGGATGGTCATATCGAAATTATAGCCCAGTACTTAAACCAAGAGGAGTTCAAGGCAGCCTTAGAGTTTCAGGAATGCCCTCCAGCAACCCAGGATGTAGCTCTTAACCTTAACAATCGTCAGCAAGCTATCGATGTAGCTAACTACGGACCCCTTAACCCGGCTGAACCTAATACAGAGTACTGGGAAAAAAAAGCTGAGCAGTTCAATAGCGGTGATGTAGAGGCTGCTAAGAAGTCTGTCTGCGGTAACTGTGCTTTCTTTGATATCAAGCAGCATACCTTAGACTGTATTGCCAAGGGTATCGGAGGAGAGGATGCATACGATAGTATAGACGCCGGTCAGTTAGGATACTGTACTGCTTTTGACTTTAAGTGTGCAGCAGCTAGGACCTGTGATGCATGGGCAGGCGGAGGCCCGGTAGATGATAAGGAAATTAATTACATAGACACGTTAGCTTCTGAGATACAAGATGCTATCATAGATGCATTAGAAAACGTAGGAGAGAATCAATCTGACTACCTAGATTACGTAGAGATGTCTCAAGAGGAATTCCATAAGCATTTATTTGCTCTGGTTTCTACTCCTCAGAAAGAGTCAATACTGGATGTAGGAGATACCAAGATTAGGTATCGGTACTCAGGACCTAGAGATAACAAGAACAGAAACTTCTGTGCCCGGCTTATGTCATTAACCGATCAAGGTAAAATCTTCAGAAAAGAAGATATAAACCAGATGACCATAACCACTGAAAACCAGCAATTTGGAACGTACGACATTTTTACCTACAAGGGTAGCTATAATTGCAGACATGCTTGGGAGGCATTATACTTTAGAGAAGCTGGTAATAACGGAGTACCGGAGGGTAAACGACCTGCAGCTATTGGCGATCTATTATCATCTGGAGTCAATAAACCCGTTATCACAAGTCCTACTAAAGGAATCCAAGATAAGTTAGAGTTTGCCCGGCAGACATTAGCTAAGGAACAAAAGGTAATCGGCCCTCTTATGAGAGCTAATCGTTTAATTTTACGAGTTGACGAAAAGGGAGATCCTTACTACGTGTACTTCACTCCTAATACTATTAAGAGAATTGCAGAGAAATTCATGAAGGAGGGTAGACTTAAGTCCTTTAACCTAGAGCATGATAGCGATAAACCCATGGAGAATGTTTATATCTCAGAAGCATGGCTAGTTGAAGACCCGGAGACAGATAAGTCTAGACTTTACGGTTTCAGTCCTGCTAAAGGAGACTGGTATGCTATAACTAAGTTCGAAAGTACTATGAACTGGAATCAGTACGTAGAGACAGGTAGAATAAAGGGATACTCAGTTGAAGGTTTCTTCTTAGATGAGATGTTTAAGCAGAAAGAAACTTTTGTAGAACCGGGACTTATCGAATCTAAAGACGAGTTTATCGGTAGGTGTATCCCGTACATGAAAGACGAGGGGTATGCCGACGATCAGGCGGCAGCAATCTGCTATACTAAATGGTCTGATAGGTAGTAGGGCCAAAGTCCACTAAAGCCCTATTTATCAATACGAGCTACTCATTCAGGGTGGTTTAAATTATATAATTTTTTTAACACATGAATGTAGAAGAGTTAAAAACGCTAGTGAAGTCTTACTTCAACTTAGCTGACAAAACTACTGTTAAGAGAATTTTCGCTGAAGCCACCTTGGCTGATGGTACTACCAAAATCTATTACGAAGGTGACCTCGCAGTAGGAACTAAAATTTATCTTCTCGATGCAGAAGGAAATGAGATTCCCGCTCCTGAAGGCTCGCACACTCTTGAGGATGGTACTAACGTCGTACTTGGTACTGAAGGAGAAGTTCTTGAGTTAACATTAGCACAGCCTGTAGAGGCTGCGGAGCATGAGGAAATGATTAGATCCACTGGGAAGCCTATCATTACACCTAATACTTTCGAAGAGCACGAAAATATGCCAGTAATGGTTGAAGATATCGTAAAAGCTGTAGTAGAGGCAGTACAAGAGGAGATGAAAAAGCATTACGACAGGATGTCTGCCGTTGAAGCTAAAGTCGAAACCTTTAGTGCAGCACCTGCATCAGAAAAGACCTTGCCTGGGTCTGTAAAGAAGGCAGCAAGCCCTGCTGTAGAACCTCTGCAGAAGGATAGATTCGAAAGAGTCTTAAAATCAGTCAAAATTAACAGAAATTAATACCTAACAAAATGGCATTAGACGTAACAGCACTATCAGATTTCAATAATGAAATCGCAGGTGAGTTAATCGCGAAGATGGTTTACACAGGCACAACTATGGAGTATGTCACCGTCAAGGAAGGCATCAAATATAAAGAGCCTATTAACCTTTTCGAGGTAGACCTCCAAATTCAATCAGGCGTAGCTTGTGTATCAACACCACAAGGCACCGCATCATTCACTCAGCGTGACATCGAAGTATGTCAGAGAACATCTTATGATGGACTTTGCTTGAAGACTCTTGACACCAAGTACTTGGGCATTTCTGCCTTGGGAGCTGGTTCTTACAACGAGACCTTCGCACTTGCAAACACTTACGCAGAGCTTATCACAAACCAGTTCCAGAAGTCTAACGATCAGTTCATCTGGACTGCTAACACAGCTTCAGGCGCTTGTTCTAACGGACTAAATCAGATCCTTTCTTCTGCAACTACAGGTGTTGTAGTTCCTGTTTCAATCACTGGTTCAGCTTTCAGCGCAACCACTGCATTGACTATCATGGACACTATGATTGATAACCTTAGCTCAGACGTAACCGATCGCGATGATCTAACCTTCTTTATGTCGGTTACTAACTTCCGCAGATACGTTACAGCTATCCGTACCCTAAACAACTTCTACTTTGATCCAGCCTCTATCACTAACCGTGGTGGTGTAATGGATATGATGTACCCTTACCAGAACATGCGTGTTGTAGGTACTGTAGGTCTTCAAAGTAGCGACCGTGTAGTTCTCGGACCAGCCAAGCATATCGTAGTAGGTACTGACCTTCGTTCAGATGTAACAGAGTTCCAAATGTGGTACGACATTAACGCTGACCAGCTTAAACATAGATTGGTCATGAAGCTTGGTGTTAACGTAGCATATCCTGAGTTCTGGGTATCTAACAACCGCGCTTAATTAGTAACCTTTAATACCTAGAGACTATGGCCTGCGAAATTTCATCAGGATTCACACTTGGTTGTAGAGACAACACAGGTGGCATTAAGAATATCTACATTCTCTCTGGTTCTATTACTGCTACTAACGGGACGGAAGGTTTAATTACCAGCATCACAGGTAGTGGCATTTTCTACAAGTTCGAATTATTCAGACAGACTTCCAATCTGACTGAAACACTTACTTCGACTCCAGAGAATGGCACTGTGTTCTACGAACAATCTGTAACCGCTGTGTTCTTCAAACTACAGTCCGCTACAAGAAACAAAGTAAAGATTCTTGCTCAAAACCCTAACCTAAAGATTGTTGTTCAAACGAACAACAGTTCAGGTAATGTTGGTGAATACTTCCTTATAGGAGAAGACACCGGAGCACAACTTTTAAGCAGCGCCGGTGCTACTGGTACTGCCTTTGGAGACTTGAACGGATATACTCTGACTTTTACAAGCCAAGAACCAGAACCAGCTTCAGAAATTGACACCTTTGCAAATACCATGCTTAGTGGTATTACAATCGTCTAATTATTTTCTAACTAATTAGTAGGATAGGGGGTTGCGTTTAGATACGTGCCCCCTTCTTACTTTTTAATGCTATCTAAAAAATGATACAGTTAAACAAGAGTCAGGCTATAAACAAAGTAGCCTTCTATCCCGAGGTGCCAGTAAGCGCATCTGTAGTGGGTATACGGGTACATTATAGTCAAGACATTAACCTAAACACCGGTAGCTTTGACGGATTTATAGATACAAAACTTAACTGGGTAGTAGCTGATATCTCAGGCTCGGTTATTCCTAACCCTAGCGGTCAGTATACTCTTAACATTTTCGGTACCTCTGTAGGTCCGCTTGTATGGAATTTAATTAACCAGACCTGGGAGACTGTTAACGTACAATGGCAGGTAGGCCAGGGTCAAGTACAGGGCCAACAAATAGCAACCGAGAGGGCATATATCAGCGGCAGTAATGAAAGCGGCCTGGTTGTCTATTTATCACCAGGACAAGCCGGTTACTATACAACATACCAAAACTAATGGCTACAAGAAAAGCATCTGATACTACATCTCAGCATACAGCACCGGTTACAAAGGAGCATAAATCCTTTATGTTTGGGTCTATACAGAGAGAAAAATCAGAAAGACTACGCCCTTACGAAGTAAACACCCAGCATCACTACATTAAGTACGGAGATGACGATTTATTTCCTTGGCATCTTATCGAGTTAGTTAATAACTCATCCATACACAATACCTGCGTAAACGCTATCGTAGATGCAATTTACGGAGAGGGACTTACCTCTAACCTACCTTTTACCCTGGATAGGGCTAACGATGAAGGAGAGACTTGGAATACTATCTTCCAAAAAGTAGCCAGAGACTTTAAAGTATTCGGAGGATTTGCCTTAGAGGTTATCTGGAATAACGCAGGTACTAGGATTGCTGAGGTATACCACGTAGACTTTTCTTACTTAAGAGCTAAAGAAAAGAACGAGAGACATAGAGTACCGGGTTACTACCTATCAGAGGATTGGGGTTATAGAGGTTCAGCCAAAGTAAGAGTTGACGATCTACCCTTTTTGCCGGTATTTAACCACAACAGAGCTCTAGAGGAGCCTAACCAGATTATATATTTTCAGCCTTATCGTCCTGGTCAGAAATATTATCCTTTACCGGATTACGTAGGAGCACTTAAAGTAATTGAGTTAGATGCAGAAGTAGATAACTTCCATATGTCTAACATTAAGAACGGTCTAGCCCCTTCTTTAATGATTACCACCTATACTAATGCTTCAGAGGACGATCGTAGGACTATCGAGAATATGCTACGTCAGCAGTTTGCAGGCTCTAGCAATGCCGGTAGCCTTATGTATATCGATACCGATAGCAAAGAAAATGCACCTGATATTACCCCTATCCCTCAAAACGGTGCAGACGGGTACTACAGCAGTGTAAATGATATGGTGATGCAGAAAATTATTACTGCTCATAGAATTACATCTCCAATGATGTTCGGTATCAAAGAGGCAGGACAGTTAGGAGGTAGAGCAGAGGTCATCGATGCTTTTCTATTACTGTTAAATCAGGTAATTAAGCCTTACCAGCAGAGCATTCTCAACGTATTCAAAGTTATCTTTGATATCAACTACGGAGATGATGCACAGTTAGGTGTTATACAGTTAAAACTTTACGACGATAATACCGAAGAGGTAGACGTAGTAACGGCTTCTAACGAAGAGTCAGGAGTAGCAGATAATTTAGAAACCGATATCGAAGAGGTATCAACACAACCACGTCAAATCGTTTAAAATAAAATATAATGGCCGCAGGATCACTAACCCTCATTTCTGGCTCACAGACAACAACAGGTACTTTCGCTACCGTAAAAGCGTTAATTGACTCAGACATCACAGTTTCCGGTAGTAATATCGGTGCACTTAGATTCGTACTTGGTACAGGACAAGAGTACACTAACTTTGTAACTAATTCTACTTTAGGAGGTTACTACCCAGCTAACGAAATTCAAAGCGTCACCGTCAATAACAGCTACGGTACAGTAGTTCTTATTAAGGTACCAACTGTATAATACTTAGCATACAATGACTACAGTACAGCTAATCTCTGAAGCTAAGATAAGAGAATTTACGGATATGAATAATAACGTAGATTCTAAACTTATTTCTAATGCTATCAGAGAATCACAAGACATAGATCTGCAGCGGTTACTGGGTACCTTATTGTATGATAAGATCCTCTCAGACGTTCAGAGCAATACCCTGACTGGTGCATACCAGAGCTTGGTAGATGACTACATTCAGAACTTTTTGTTATACGCTACCTACTACTATACCCTAGAATACATATACATGCGTCCTAGGAATAATGGTTTGTTAACTCCTACGGGAGGTGATAACAGTGATTCAGTAGATCGCTCAATGTATAACGTCAAAAGACAGTCAGTTCAGAACAAGAGAGAGTTCTATGCCGAAAAGCTAACTGACTACCTAATTGAGAACCAGAACACATATCCTGAGATTTCTCAAAACGTACTTTTATACCAGCAAGTAGCTGATTTCGGTGAACAGTACAAATCACCTATCGTAATGAAGTATAACACATATTCACCTCACCTTAAGAATCTTCTTAAGATGGGCTTTAAGGTTTACGACCAAAGATACCCTTACCTACCACAATAAAAAATGGCAAATCTAACAGGACAAAATATAAGCAGTTCCTATCAGCAGCTAGTAACCCTGGGCACTGGTACGACTATCACCGACGGTACTGGTAGTCTGATTACAAACCTAGCTGTAACTGCTAGTTGGGCTCAAAATGCAGTAACCGCATCCTTTGCACTTAATGCAGGTAGTCAGAATACTGGCTCTCTAATGGTTACCGGTTCGGTTAGTAGTAACGTACTTACTTTTACAAAAGGAGACGGGTCTGCATTTAATCTCACAGTTAACACAGGGTCAGCAGTAGCAGCCAATACCGGAAGTCTTATGGTTACCGGATCGGCTACAAAGAACGTAATAACGTTTACTAAGGGTGACGGCAGTACTTTTAACGTAACCGTAGCAACGGGTTCAGCAGTAACAGTTAATACGGGTAGCCTTATGGTAACTGGTAGTGTTGCTAGCAACGTTTTAACTTTTACAAAGGGTGACGGTAGTACATTTAACTTAACTGTAGCAACAGGCTCGACGGCC